ATTGCTGCCAAAAACTTTTTTTCTTGATAGTCAAGATCTCTTTTTGACTCTAAAGTTATTAACAATTCTGCCATGCACAAATTTGATTCTAGTTCATTATAATTTTTCCATGCCCCAATTAAAAAAACTTCTGCTTCTAGTTTATTTAGGTCCAGGTCTTCCCAAGAAGATTTGTTGTTGTCTAAAGAGTTTTGATTTGTTTGTTGATTTGTATCTAATTCTAGCCAATGTCCCATTTTTATGTTGGCTGCATAATATAAGATATCGTATATTGTTGGCAAATTCACATTATCTAAAACATCTTCTACTGTTTTTAATTGTGGATAAAATTGTTTCATACACACCTGGACACATAAAACAAGGTTATCTATTAATTCTGTTTCAGTTTTAATATCTTTTGCTAAGTTAAAGATGTCCATAAATTTACGAAAATGTTTTAATTTTAATGGTGATATCTCTATTTCAGTATTATCAATTAATTTGATGTTTGCAGTTTCATATATATATTTAGCCATTGTCTTAGTATAGCAAAAAACTGCCCTAGGTTTCCCTAGGACAGTCTTAATATTAAGTTATTATTTAATTTTAGTATGTACGGTCGATGATTTTACCATAAGAACCGTTGTCATTTGGAAGCAGACGGAACTCTACGTCAAACATAGTAGCAGCGTCACGCTTTGCAGAAACAGTTACGTTAGTAATTGAAACAGCACGGTAGCCGACATAGATACGCTCAACCTGATCTGTAGTAGCGGTAGCACCAATAGCACTAACGTTTCCAGGACCAATAGCAATGATAGAACGTTCTACTGGATAGTCACCTAGATCTCCTGAAAGGATATCAATGTAACCACCAGAAGTAAATGTACCAGTACTAGGAACACCATCTGTCCAAATAGCATTGATTGCAGTTGAACCTGCAATTGCACCTTTTTGAGCGATAGATACTAGAAGATTTTCCAAAGTTGCTTCAGCAAATGAAGTCTTTAGAGTAACCTGCATACCTGACTTGTACAGTTTTGCAACGTCTAGAAGTTGATCTACAGTTACATCACCAAAAGTAGGAGTAAATGTAATATCAACACCGTTGTTTGTGTAACCAACGTTGCGTACCAAAGCGTTTGGTGATAGCGTCTCTTTGTAAGACGTACCATTAACAGATGCTGGAAGCGTTGATTCTGTTAGCAGTGCAGCACCTTGTTTGGTAATAAAAAAAGCAGCGGCGCCAACAATAATGTTGGCACTTGAACCTCTTGAATAAGCCATAATTTTTTCACCTCATTTTCTTGTATAATTTGTTAGGGTGTTTCCTCAGTATCAATTATAACAGTCTTTTACATTAATCTTGAGTAAGGATGTTATAATCGTAATAAATAATCATTTTATTACCGCCATAAGTTCTAGCAGTTCCAAAATTAATTATATCTCTAGTTTCTTGAAGTTGAAAAACTTTAAAGTTGTGAAAATTATAATTGTAGTTTACAGTCTCTCCGTCAATGACAATAGAACCCTTTGCTCTACACCAAGCATTTAGTTCTTCGGCACTCTCGTCTTCTCTGTCAAGAAGTCTAAATGTTTTTTCTGTAATTTTTATCATATTGATCACCGAGTTTTCTGCAGTTGCATAAAAATAATACAAAAGTTCTTCACATTTAATATGTGGAAATGCCTTTGGTCTCATTCTTATCATTCGATCATATGTGCACATAACTCCACCTGGAGGAAACTGCTCTGTTAAGTCTCCAATGGTAGATGGAGTAGATGGAAAAAATGGAACTGAGTCAAACCCTATTCCTTGCAATTTTTCCTGTAAGTATGCATTTACCCACAATACTGGGGTGTTTAGTATTGATGTTCTAGACATTTAACCCTCCTAAGTTACTAATCCAATTGTATCCTATTTCTTCTCCTAGTGCTTTACCACCAGTTTTTGCCTTTTTAATATTAGTCATAAAAGTTACTGGATATTTTAAATGTTGAATAATACCACTTGATAACATAAAAGATTGTTTAAAATATATTTTAAAAAACATATTGATGACATTTTCAAAAGAATGCTTTACTAATGGTCCACCTGGATTTTTAACTAAAACTTCTTTAGTTGTAAATACTTCTTTATTATCAATCATAAATGCTAAAACTTTTGAATTTTTTGGTTTAATGGTAACAGCGGTACCACTCTCCATAATTGATGCTTTATTTCTAAATGGTTCTCGTGAGCCAGACTGTATTGATTTAGATTGTGAAAATGAATAATTTAAAGATATGGTGCCTTTGCTAGTTCTATATTTTACATTATATAGTCTTGCATTTGCATTTCCAGTTTCATACCACTCATAAATATGATGATACATTTTGGGATCTGTTCTTGCATTAGAGTCAATAAAGTCTTTCATTGCTTGAATAATTTCTGTTGAAAATTTTTGAAGAAATTGTTTTTCGCCTTTATGTATTCCGTCTAAAAATCCAAAAGAATAATTAACTATATTATTCATTTCTTTGACAAAAGTTTTATCATTCCATACTATATTTATCATTATAAATCACTTGCCTGATTATCCGAACGCTTTATCACAAGTTTAAAATATTCTATTGTTCCAAATGCTCCAACAATTGGATTAAATGTTGATATTTCAAAAATAGTACTTTTTCCTATTCTAGGACCAGATGATTCATTGTAGATCAAATTTCCATTAGAGTCTCTAATGTTTACCAATATAATGTTTGTAAGAGAAAAAAGTTCGTTAGCATTTGACTCTGTAAGATCATTTTTAGTTCTTCCAAGAATAGCATTATTTATATCTAACTTTGCATTATTAATTTCGACATCTTGTTGAAATTTTCTACCTGCTGGATTTGTTGCAATAGCAATTGTTCTATCTAATACCCACTGTTTTTTAATGGCACCATAAGGATTTTGTTCTACTATTGGATAATAAACATCTGCAAGAAGTGGGTACATAAAATCTGTAGATTCAACAATACATGTCATAGAATTCCTGGTTTAATAACGTCACCTTTATATCCGTCAAGGATTTTGTCAACGATATTATTTCCAGTACCTCCAAGAAATTGTGGTGCATACTTGATTGTAAACTGATCTGTATTATATTCTGTAACAAATCTTTTGTAATAATCATTTCTATTACACTTTAAATCATCAATGAGCATAGTTGCAGCAATCTCAACATCTGGTGGAACTGCTTTATACCCCACATCAAGGACAAAGACATAGTCATAACCTTTTGGAAAAGCCACACTTCCAGACACAAGACCATAGGGTCCAACATCGCCATACGCTACTGGCAGTCTTAGTGGTGTCTGCTCTGCTCTGTTGTATAAATCAGTTTCTACACGCATAATAGCCGAGTTATTTGATGCAATTATATATTGTGTTGCCCAGGTATCTTTAGTGTCATAGTCATAGACAAGTACATTGTTTTCATATACTTTTAGAATACGTTTTGGATTATGCCACATAGGAAAATAGTCATTTCCTTCCCCGACACCCTGAACAATTAGTTTATGGTTATAGAATCCTTCTCCAGTACCTGAATCGTTTCCAAGATATGCGTCAATAATTGAGCGAGCAACAATCTCCCATTTCTTATACTCAATCTGTTCTGGTCCTGTCAATCCCAATTTTGTAAAGTCTACATATGGTCTGTAAACTGTTAGGTTATCATCAATTACAATTTCTCCAGTGGCATCAAACGCCCTGAAAATAAAATCACGATCAAACTGAACTTTGGATCTTGGAAGAACGTAGTTGATTTGAGAATTAGAATTTGATGTTACAGTAGAAGTTTCAATTGAGTGGTCCACCACATCTTCTACCTCAAGTCTGTATAGCGTATTTGGATTTGGGACATCCCAAGTAGTTGTAATAGGATATGGTGGGACTCTCAAAACTTCCATTGGCTATTGAGCATCTCCATCCGCAGGAAGATTAGCCTTAATTTCTTCGGGACTTGCCAGACGTACCTCTGGATCTGTTAGCCACATATCAGCCTCGTGCTTTGGGATAATATTATATCCATTAGAAAGTCGTCCTACTTCTGCCCAAAATTTTGTTCCAGTTGAAAATACTGCAACCATTTCTTCTTTTTCACCAACGTTTTTCTTTGAACTTGCCACTGGTTTAGTTGCTGTTTTTGTTTTTGGATCTACCTCTGCTGTGGTAATTACTGACCCCACAGGAGCAGACAGTGTTGGCATAGTTAGTTTTTCATTTGCACTACCCACGACATTTTCGTTAGTATTTGTGCTTTCTGTGTTTTCTTTAGACATAATGTTGTCCTCCTAGATATTTATTATACCATTTAATTAAAATAAAAGGGCAGGGAAATTAATCCCTGCCCCCTTAATGGGTTTTTACATGCGATTAGGCAGTCTTGATAGCATACGCAATAGCGTCTTGCTCTTCCCAGTTGATTCCGAAACGAACGAATACTGTGTATTCGATTGTGTCTTTTTTAGCAACATACATACGGTTAACCGTGATGTCACGCTGGAATCCCCAAATACGGTTCTGTGGGAATGTAAGATCTACATAGTCCGCAGGAAAGTAAGGAACTTCAAGAACGTCAATACCTAGAACACGAGTCTGACGAGCACCACCAAAGGTCTGTGCTGCACCATCAAAGTACGATCCACGTGAGCCTTCGGTTGAACCGATTGAACTGTAAACAGTACCATTGTTCTTAACAATGTTTGCAAATACGTCTGTACCAGCATAGAACTTAAGTCCATTCTGGATAGCACGGTATCTACGTGGCATTGCCAAGACCATTGACTGTAGGTCATCTACGGTCCAGTTAGTGCTAACTGACTTAGCAGGAACTGTTACCTTGTGAGCAAAACCATCAACCTTGGTACGCTGAACGAATCCAGCCATAATTCCAAGGAATGCAGAGTCGCTTGAGTAACCAGTACCGTTGATCGCAAGATCTTCGATATCGTTACCAAAGGCATTGGTCATAAGACGTACTAGGTGATCCTCAAGAGCAGCACCTTCGATATTGTCTTCAATTGCTTCCGCTGAAACTTCCCAGTCAAGACGGATCTTCTTAGTATTCAGTTCTACCTTTGTGAAAGTAGCACCTGCGTTCTGAAAAGTAGCGTCTCCCTGGTTAGCAGCACGAATAACACGCTGACCAACATTTACCTTCTCAAGTTCCATTGTGTTTGCTCGCATGGTCACACGGCGACCATCCTTTGCCAAAGTAGTTGCATCCCAAACATAGTCAATAAAACGATTGGCTTGTTCAGGTCGCAGGATACCAGCACCTGGATATGATAGATTACCATTTGCAGTGTAAGATGGATTGACTGCGTTTGCACCAGTCAATACTCCTAGGTTTGCACCTGCACCGTCTGCGTTGTTACCTAGGTAACGAGCAGCAGGTGATGTTACACCACCAATACCTCCTGAATCAAA